TAGTGGACGGGATGACCCCGCAAGAGGTAGCGGATTTGATTGAAGAGCTTATCTCGCAAGGCAAAATGAAGGAAGGTGGTTTAGGTCGGTACAACACATTTACTCATTATGATATTCGAGGATATAATGCTAGGTGGTAATTACTTTACCATAGATACAGAGGACGGGTATATTTACAATTACTGTAACGTAATGTTTCCCGATGCAACGATGACTTATGTTGGATACTAATTCAATAGGCTGAAATAAATGAAGGTTAGTAAGTCTATTTTTTTAGAAAATGTTGGGGCTGTTGATATATCAATAGATATGTCAGAGTTTGAATATTGGGCGAACGTGCCTAGAACTTTTGGCAAAGTCCAAGTAAGCAACATGGGCAATGTGAGGAGGTATTCTAATGGGGGTTACATACCAGCTCAAAGAACTAAAACGCCATACGGCTATTGGTCTATCGCTATCAATGGGCAACACAGATTAGTGCACAGGCTAGTCGCACAGGCTTTTCTACCAAACCCGCACAATAAGCCATATATAAACCACATAGATGGCGTTAGGGATAATGCTTCATTGGAGAACTTGGAATGGTGCACACAACAAGAAAATATGGCTCATGCAATAGGGAATAAGAAATGGGATGCCTCCATGAACGGCAAAAAAATTGTTTGCATGACCAAAGACTATCAAAAGGTGGCTATATTTAACACTCAAATAGAGGCTGCCAAATTGATGGAGTGCGCTCAATCGAGCATTAGCGCGGCAATAAAAAGGGGGACTAATTGTTTAGGATTCAAATGGGACTTCGTAGTATTATAGACTATAAAATAGGTCTTTCCGCGATATTTATTATATCGACTATATTCTCCTCGTGTAGCTACGAGAAGAGGATGACACGCAGAATGGATAGGCTTTGTACAAAGTATCCACCACTCTGCCAAATGGAGTCTCATTCGATAGACACTATCTACAAGATCAGATTCACCCCAAGACTAGACACGGTGGCAGTAACTCGTTACTTGCACGACACCATTGAGGTCACTAATGGGGATGCTACAGCTAGGGTAATCATCCGACAAGACACAATAGAGAACAAGGATACGGTTCTGATTACACTTACTCAGAAGCCGGACACGCTGATTCAGATACGTGAGAAGACGGTAATAAAGTATAAGACTAGAAAGACTAAATGGTGGATGTGGGTATTGCTCACGCTACTATCTATAAGAGTGTTCAAATGGACTATACAAAAACTCATAGTACTCCTAGAATAAGGCTGAAACCGCACGAGTACGAAGCTGTGCTAGAGATGCGCGGCAAGAACGGGAGAGCTGTACTAGCTATTGGGGATCTTCACGAACCTTTCTGCTTGGACGAGTACCTGGACTTCAACATTGAACTAGCCAACAAGTACAATATCACCGATGTAGTTTTTATGGGAGATGTGATTGACAACCACTACTCATCTTACCACGAGACTGATCCTGACGGGATGGGTGCTGGGAATGAGCTAGAGTTAGCGCAGGAGAGAATAGAGCGTTGGCATAAGGCGTTCCCCGAAGCTACTGTCATTATCGGAAACCACGACAGGATGATTATGCGTAAGGCGTTCACAGGTGGTATACCAAGGGCGTGGATACGGGACTACAAAGAGGTACTTAACACTCCTAAGTGGGAGTTCGTAGAGCATAAGACGATTGACGATGTGTTGTACGTTCATGGTGACGGTGGGGGTAAGGCGATAGCACGAGCAAGAAAGAATATGCAGACTACCGTATGTGGACATTGGCACACAGAGGTGTACACGCAGTATGTGGTAGGGGCAAGATTTAAAGTATTCGGTATGCAGGTCGGGTGTGGCATTGACAAGGATAGCTACGCCATGGCGTATGCCAAACATTATGGGAAACCTGCAATAGGAAGTGGGGTAATACTGGAAGACGGGACTCTACCGATAAACGTAATGATGGATCTATGATAATCAAGATACCTATACTATTGGAGAGGGTTGGAGACTTGGCTGATTTGGGGCTTGTAGAGCAGCAATACGGGCTATTAAACATAGATGACGTATCGTATGTAGTTCCGCAGGATAGTGGGGCTGTTATATTCATAAAGTCCGGTATGTTGACAGATGAAGAGGTTGAGGCTGATATGAGTCATTGCCACATTCACACCACGTTGACGGTGGAAGAGCTGTATGAGAGAATGAAATCGGGTTTCCTGACAAACAACTGACATTTATTATTTGGTAGTCTCGTTCTTTTGGCATTACTTTGCCTCTATGAAAACGAGATACTATTACGATGAAGACCTGTATAACCTTTACATTGTAGAGGAAGACGGGCAAACGAGTGCTATTGACGTTGAGGTATTTTGGCGTTGGGTGTGCGAGAATGACTACAACACAATAACCTTTACCGAGGATAGTTTAAATCACACAGGGGAGCATGTGCAAAGGGAGTATGACTACACATACGACAACTATCACGAGTTCCTGACAGAGATTGCAGACAAAGAACTGATTGACCGCTACATTGCGGAAGAAAAACCACAGACAATATCATTATTAGAAATACTATGAAAATCACAAAAGCAGAAAATGCGGGTACATTTGAGTACCAAGGAGACACGTTCTACAAGCAAAAGGTAGAACTATCTGACGGCACATCGGGAGAGGTGAATGCTAAGTCAGAAGGGAAATGGAAAGTCGGTGACGAGGTTGAGGTCAAGTCCAGGAAGGATACTCAGTACGGCACACGACTCAGTTTAGGTAAGCCTAACAACTTTGGCAGTCAGGGTGGTGGCAAGAAAGGAGCTATGTCCGGTTACGCACTATCTTGGGCAAAGAAAGCTGTCATTGCTGGGAAGGTAGAACTTGCAAACATTGAAGAGTTCGCCAAGGAGCTGATGGGTCACGCAAAGTCTATCGGAGACAATGGGTCGGTTGTGGTGAGTTATGCTAACGACTTGTTCTGTGACGGATTCTTCACTCGTGAGCAAATCCTGGATGCTGCAAAAAGGTTTGATGACATCACTAAAAGGCTAGACTCATGATTGAGTTAGTGTATTACCAGCAGGAATACCCTACTAAGGAAACATTGACGGGGTGGTGTTACGAAAAACGCGACTACATCATCCCATCTATGAAGAACTTTAGGGTAACGGAGCAAGGAGAGCTTATACCAAAGCTAACCCGGCAAGAACGATTTGCTTTGATCTACAACCCTAACCAAAAGAACACGTTTAAGCAGAACATACAGCGACCTGTATATGATGTAAAGTACACAGGAATCACAATGACTTGGAAGGAGTTTGTAGCAAAGTATGATATCACGGCAAAAGAACTAAACGCGGAGTGGAGTGAGTAAAGACCTAGAGTTCGTACATAAGTATCGCAGAGGCGAGATTAAACTAGGAGAGACTTGGGGTTCTGAGATTATCGACAAGTGGTGGTTATATAAGCAGAACTTTACTGTCCTATTGGGGAACTCAGGATCGGGTAAGACTACTTTGATAACCTATATGTGCCTATTGCAGTCTATACGGCAAGGCAAAAAAACCTTGGTATGGAGTAGTGAGAATTCTCGACTTGAACTCATAGTGATGTGTGTGAACGCTATCCTGGATGCTGACCTAAGACATATCCCGGCAGAACAAGTGAGTGATGCTTATGATAAAGTGAACGAGTATATGGATTTTGTGGAGTCTCACACACCTACGTCTGTCTATGGTATTATGGCAGCAGCCGATAAGAGGCTCACAGAGGACTACCACGCCATTATAATTGATCCGTGGAGTAGTTTAAAGAAAGACACAGAGAAGGGCAAATACAAGAGCAGCTACGACTACAATTACGATGCTCTGACGGATCTCAGGCAATGGAGAGACAATAAGGGAGTTGCGTTGTATCTTTGTGTACATCCGAACACAGATGCCAAGAGGCGAAGACACAAGGAAGATCATCAGTACGCTGACCAAGTATCTCCACCGAATGCTGCGGATGTAGAGCATGGTGGAATGTTTGAGAACAGGGCGGATGACATGATTGTCGTGCATAGGTACAAGCAGGATGCGAATGATTGGAATATCACTAAGATATGGACGGCAAAGATCAAGTCACACATGACCGGAGGCAAAGAGAACCCTATCGAGATACCTATTGAGGGTACGTTTGATGGGAAGAGGTTTCACTTCGGAGGTGTAGATATTTTACAACGGGCAATAAATGACAAATGGAGCAATGACATCGGAGAAGAAATTACAGCATATTGACAAGTACATAAATGACAGGATCTACAAGTTATACCACTCAGAAGGGGATAGTAGCTATGCTCGTATGGGAGAGATAACCATGATTAAGAACTTTATCAGAGAACTAGATGAGAGTATTAATAGCTTGTGAGGAAAGCCAAGAGGTTTGTAAGCGTTTTCGTGAGAAGGGTCACGAGGCTTATAGTTGCGACATCCAAGAGTGTAGCGGCGGACACCCTGAGTGGCATATATGTGGGGATGTTTTAGAGCAGCTTGATAAAGGTTGGGATATGATGATAGCGTTCCCGCCATGCACACACCTTGCTGTAAGTGGCGCGAGGTGGTTTAAGGAGAAGCAAAAAGATGGCAGACAACAACAGGGGGTAGATTTTTTTATGAGCTTAGTTAATTGCTCAATACCAAGAAAGGCAATAGAGAATCCGATTGGGATTATGTCTAAAAAGTATAGGAAGCCCGATCAAATAATACAGCCGTATGAGTTTGGCGATCCGTCAAGGAAGGCTACTTGCTTATGGTTGGAGTGGTTGCCAAAGCTAGTGCCCACAAAAATTGTTGAGCCTGACCTATATACTTGCAGTAATGGCAAAACATTTAGCAGGGATTATATGGTATCTTTGTCGGCAGGGGATGATCGTGGTAAACTTCGGAGCAAGACATACCCAGGCATAGCACAAGCAATGGCAGATCAATGGGCATGAGAGAGCCATTTGACCCGGAACTATTTGACTTGGGCGAGTTCGAGTTCGACCCATACAAAGTCCTCTTGGATGCAAAGCTAACGCTTGAGTCTATGGTGGAGGTGCATGAGAAACGTGTACGCAAAGGCTTAGATGTGGGAGATATGAACAGCAAGTTGAGCAAGATGATGGACTTGTATAACTGTTGCACCCGTCTGATTGGGGAAAGAGAAACCATCGCAAATTACATGAGGATTCACAAGCTGAATCTACTAGAAGCAAAAGAAATAACGAATGAATACTATGATAAAAAAGAGCAGAAAATACGAGTGGGTGCTGAGAGCAGCGAATGAGTTTTACGGGTTTGACATCTCTCAGAGATGCCGCAATAGACATTATGTGTACGCGAGACGTATGGTGATGGCATTCATAAAAGAATTTGACACCACTAGCCAATGGATTCAGATTGGTGGGTTATTCGGTGTAGACCACTCTACCGTCATCCATAACGTACGAATCCACGAGAGCGATATTGACCTGGCAAAGACGATGATTGCGTATCAACCCTATTTAACAGAGTATATCCGATTAAAGGATTATCTTTACAAAGCAGATCCACTCACAGATACAAAACCTCTATTCTCTCCTGAGAACCTAAAAGGATATGAGTGGTGGATTTAACCACAGACGGCTGTGAGAGGACGGATAAGGGACTTTCTACACAAAAAGGTATCAACCTACTACAACGTGAGGAAACACACTAAAATATACTTCTCCTACTTTGGGTATGATGAGAGTGATTTTATACCTTGTGAGTGTTGCTCCAGGAGGGCGGTGGATATTCACCACATAGATGCGAGAGGTATGGGTGGCGGCAAAGATGCGGATGTAATTGAAAACCTAATGGCGGTATGCAGATTGTGTCACGAAAAATACGGAGACAAAAAGGAGTACAAGGAATTTCTAAAACGTATTCACTCCCAAAAAATTCATAGGGGTAACTAAACCCAAAAAATCTATAGGGGGTACTTTAATTAAAAAATTCATAGGGGGTCAGCAGCCCCCTTTTTTCGTTGCCTGGTGTCGAAATGGTGTCACCTATTTTTGATCCTGTCCAGGTTGTCTGCAATTATTTATTGCCTCATTTCGTGACATAAATATGACAATTTTTTTTGTGGTGGTGTCAATATGATGTCGTTATCTTTGTGCTAACAAAATGACAAACATGAAAAAAGAAACATTTACAATTTATGGAGCTTTACTAGGTTTAGCCCTTATCATTGGAACGTGTATAGCGTTCTATTTTTACAACATTCAAAACATGCCACAATGAAAGATCTACTAAAAGAATACGCGGAACGATATTATTACCACGTTGAACATATGAGTAAATACGAATATTCAGATCGAATGTATTTTTTCCACGACGGCGCCGCAATGATCGCAAAACATGCATACGACCGCCTTAACTGGAAATTAGTAGCAACCGGACAAGTCAAAACATTTGCTCCACCACTAACAAAATAACAACATGAAAACAAGTAAACTACAGCGCAGAAAGTTGCTAGGTATGAGCTCTGCGAAAACTCAGAAAGGTGAAAAACTAGGATATTTAACGGGTATACTATATTTGGCGCCGGCAAAGATATCCGGGTTCGAGGTTTGCCCGAATAGATCCAAAGGATGCACAAAAGCTTGCCTATACGTCTCAGGACGTGGCGCGTTCAATAGCGTGCAAACGGCGCGTATTAATAAAACAAAGTATTTTAGAGAAAATAACGCGGAATTCATGTACAATATTGTAAAGGATATTGAGTCACTTATAAGAAAGGCAAAGCGCGAAAACATGATCCCATGTATACGTTTGAACGGAACCAGCGACCTACCTATTGAGAACTTTAAGTATAACGGCGCGCGGATATTAGATTTATTTCCGGACGTAAAATTCTACGATTACACCAAAAGTTATAAGCGTATGGCGCAATATTTGAACGGTGGGTTGCCGTCTAATTATCAATTAACTTTCAGCTTATCGGAAGACAATAAAAAACAAAGCTTTGACATATTGGAACGTGGTGGAAATATTGCCGCTGTATTTTCAGACCTTGACAAGGCAATTACAGACGGTTGGAACGGTTATAAGGTTATCAACGCGGATAAACACGATTTGAGATTTCTAGATGAAAAGAACGTAATTTGCGGGCTATCCTTTAAAGGAACAAAGGCAAACAAGCAGCAAGGTATCAAAGAAGGTTTTGTACTTAATTAATATAACATGAAACGGACTACAATAAGAGTATCAAGCGATTTACATAACGAACTATCCAGGATCGCGGCAAAGAATATGAGAAGTCTAAACAGTGAAATAAACAAGGCTCTCACAGAGTACACAGAAAAAGAAATCTTAATTGGCTTGAATGAGCTATAAAACAAAAACAACATGAACACAATAAACAACATGCGAACACACTACAACCTTAAGGTAACAAACAAACCACCACGCAAAGCGAAAGCAAACTACATACAAGCGTTACTAATTCTAGCAACTATAACGCTAGTAATAAGCGCGGCAATAACAGGAAGCCAACACGAATTAACAAGAGGGTATATAACAGCCGTTGCGTCTATGATCTATAGAAGGTAGACAGAAACAAACCCAACACAATAAGCCTAGTTAAACGCTAGGCTTTTTTGTTGCCCTAAATTAAAAGTTAAAAGACTCTAACAATATAAGTTAGGCTATTCTAACAATACATAACCGAATAGGCCACATAGCTAACAAACCACATAAAAACATATCTTGAGCCCTTTAAGAGCCCGATATAGCGACTTTCTCGCCTCGGTTGATACCTACCTACCATAAAGGATTAAAGTGGCTTAAACGGGCTTATTTGCAGCCATGTAATCCTGGCGAAAGAAATGTCACAGAAATGTCATAAAAGGGGGCCCCTCTGTCATCTTTTTGTCATATTGGTGGGTACTAACTCATATATTTTTTCAGTTTTGTTCTTAGGGCGTTTGTGTGCGTGTCCATTCATTGGAGGGTTGAGTGTACGGATCATTAGTTCCTCTTGTTGTTCTAGTTCTTCTCTAGTCATGTTAGAGCAGTCGAATGTGAGGAAGTATTGAAAGTCCAGGTTGTCGTTTCGGTAATGTTCTTTTAGTCTTCTTTGTAGGTTGTCTGATATCCCTATGTATATTAGCTTGTCTTTGGTGAATAGGTGATACATACCTCTTATTGCCGGGGCGTGGTAATATGATCTGTAATCTGCTCTTACGGGGTGTCCTATGGTGTTTCCGTTATGTGTATACGGTTTGCTGCGATAGGCTACTGCAAAATACTTGTACTCTATTACGAAGTCGCTGACCATTATGTTTCCAATTTTGTCGTCTCTCATATTATTTTTCTCAATTCTCCCTTAGGGCTTGAATCTCTCTACGAACTTGTCCTTGCCGTATGTGAACCACTTTGTTCCTCCGGCAAACTTGACTTTGATCTTGTGGTATTTGTCTTTATTTAGGGATACGAGTGCTTCACCGTTATTTATCTTTACCAGGCTAGGTGTGTTTGTGTATTCAAAGGGGATTTTGTGTTTCTTGAGTAGTTTTTCTGTTGCGTTTATACTTCTTTCGTTACGCCTTTGCTTTGCTTCTCGCATCATCTCCCATATGGTTTGCTCTCTTTGTTCTTCCATTTTTTGCTATTTCTCTTTAGGTGGGTTATATGTCTTCGCTCATAGTTCTTCTCCTGTGAGTGCGAAGTATAGGTTTTGAAGTTGGTGAACGTATTTGACATTCCTCATTGTTATTGTTTCTGAACCCCAAGACCCGTCCGAGTCCTTGTATATCGTAAAATCATAATCCACAAAACCCACACCCCCGCAATCGGTAAGCTGCTCACCTAGATACCAATATCCATCGCCATCACATGAGTAGTGATTAAACCCGAACCGCTTTAGCCATTCTTCGGTGAGAGGGATGGGATGCCAAAATTCAGGAGCACCATATATAATGTCGTGCATATCCCGCTCACTAATCGGCTTCTTCACCGATGCACTTTGGAATCTTTCTTCTATCCAATTACCTATACGTAGTTCCTCTGCTCTCATTGTTGTATTAGTTCTAGTGTCTTGCCTATGCCCAGAATTTCTTTCCATGCCGCCACTACTTCTCCATACTCATAGCTATCTTCGTTGTTGGTCACGTGTAGCGAATTTTGATATCTATCACTTCGCCTCACTTCTTCCACTCTCCGCTGTAACTCTGCCTCGAAGAAGTCAGACATTAGGCTAATGGCTGTCTTTGACATTGTGGGGCTAGTTCCTGCTGGGTGTACTTGCTGAAAGTACCAATCCTTCGCTCTCTGCTCTAATTCTTCTCTGTTCATAGTTGCCTGTTAAATTCCCTTATCATACCCCCAAGAGCCCCTATCCCTATCAAATAGGCTAAAAACCACTCTACTCCGCTCCCAAATACGTCATACAGGTCAGAAACAAGCCACAATGTAGCTACCATATACAGACCAACCCGATGCCAAGGCTTGAGCGGGATATCCCAGTTCTTACTCATATGCCATGTCTTCCAACCCATCTTCTTGTTGAGACGTAGGTTGAAGAATAGGGTACGAAAACTTACTGCGTAGAGGGCTGTAGAGGCTAGTAATTCAAGTCTCACACCCATCAGTAGGGATAAGTACCCCCACAAGATAATAGCCCACGCAGCGTAGAATATTTCCCCTGTCCGGTGAGAGACCTCATCTCCTTTCTTCATTGTCTTGGAGTCAATCCAAGTCTCTAGCTCGACTAGCAGCCACAGGAATATGGTGTAGCATACTAGGTATACAATTCCGTTGTTCATGATAACGCCATTAAGATTAATGCCCAAATTGTCAGCCCTAGAATAATCAATAGCGCTATTTCCTTGTTGTTTCTTCTGTTACTCATAGTCCTTCGTTTATTTGTCGGATTCGCTCCTGACATACATGTATGATTTTCTCGTAGTCCTCTTTGCGCGATTGAGACTTCTTATTCCTCAATACCCGCTTGACAATATCCGCATCCCAAGGATTCAGCTTATACTCAAGCCAAATATCCCAAGGTTGTATGCTATGCTCGGAGTAGTCTGAGTCTCCTACGCTGTAGCTGCGAATATCGTCAATAGGTTGTGCTTCTTCTAGTTTCATATCTCTTCGTATTGTTCTCGTTGTCCTCTGATAACCCAGCCACCGATAAAGCCGATTGCTATGAGTATCATGTATGTTGTGAATAGTGCTGTCATAGGTGTTTTTTATAGTAAGTGGATATATCTGTCACAACTTTCGGAATCTGCTCATATACACGCTCTAAAGTAGGTTTAGAGACATCCTGAGGTATCTTTATGACCTCATTCCCAACCCTTAGAGGCTGATATCGGTATGGATTGCCTACTCTACGTATAAATTCTACCCACGAATCCGTTACTTCTATACCCTCTTGTTGCAAAGCTAGTGCATATATCTGACATTGCCAATAATTTTCGTCAGAATATTGCAATTCTTTGTTCTTTCCTCCGGTTTTGTAGTCGATTATCGTGTTATAGTCAGTTGTGTCGATGTATCCCTTCACATAGAAGTCATTATACTCCAACCTAATCTCGACCTCGAAATCATCTAACCTGGTTACAGAACTGAGCGTATTCTGCTCTGAGAGGCTGAAATAAGCAAAATCACCCGTCTCTAGGGCTTCCCCTACCTTTTGACCGAAATCAGTCCATATATTGCCCTCAAACGGCTCTCCGTCTATGTAACGTGCCTTGTACTCCTCCGGGCTGCGCTTAAATAACGCAAGTTGGGAGTAGCTAACATACGGAATGCCGTCCTTATCTTTTTTTGGTAGGATCATATCCCAATTCGGTCTAGGATTTCTTGCTTGGCTTTCTCGAACCGCATAATGTACTCTGCCAAGTCCACTTCCCCGTCCAGGTGGACAGATTTTAGCTTACAGATGCGCATTACTGCCGAACTTAGCTTAGAATGGTATGTGTGGTATACGGGTCTAACTTCCCCTTTGTCTTTCCCGGACTTAATAACCGTTTCGGTGCATACCGTGTAGTTGTAATCGTCCAACCGTATATGATACGGCTCTAGTGATTTGTCTCTGATTACATTCATGATATAAGTGTTTGTTCTACTTGAAATTGCCACGCCTCTATGTCTGTGTATAGTGCCTGACATCTGATACGCACAGCCATAGGAATATCCTCGTCTGTATGCGCGAGTTCGCACACTAACGCTCTTGCGCGGGTGCTAACATCGTCTTTAAGCTCCTCTAGAGCCTCGATGTCTGTGTATAGTTCTTGATGTTTATCCATTATAATTCTTTCTCCATTTGTAGATGCAAATCTCTTGATTGTTGCTTGAGTTCTTCTAACTCTCGCTCTAGTATTGTGATTCTGCGACAAATTCTATCGTACTCATCGCAAAGCGTTTGTAAATTACTAACCATAGGTTCAAAGATAATCAAAGAATAACAAAATTGCACTATATTTGTGATAATGACAAAGAAATGACAATAGAAGAGTTTGCGAATAGTGGGATGGTTGAACGCTGCTGCGAGATACTATCTGCCGATGAAGATGTCGCGCAGGAGGTACACCTATCCATACTAGAGAAGTGCTTAAATAACGGCTCAGAATGGCTGTCTCAGCCTTGGTTAGAGGGGTATGTATACCGAATGTGCAGGAACATGGCTTACAACCTATCATCACCACTCAACGTAAAGAGACGGGTAAGGTTGCTAGAGGATCAAGATGCTATTATGCAGGACACCATAGATGACCTAGAGTGCATCTCGGACAGACTAGATGACCAAATTCTTCTTGCCGATGTTATGGAGTTTATAGATAAGCGAGTGCCGGGAGAGCCTGGATGGTATGAGAGGGCGATATTTTGGGGTTGGCTAGAGACGGGTTCTTACCGTAGCTTAGAGAAGGATATTATAGACCGAACAGGACACCGAATAAGCTATCAGAGTATTAGTGTAGTTGTTCGGGAGTTCATTAAAGAATTGGAAACATTATGGCTACCCTCTAAGGGGTGGCGTAGAGTTAATGATAAATGGGTAAAAAGAAACTTAACGTATTAGTCACCTTTCAAGGATATGGTGGCGTTCAACGGCATCGTATCCACGATCCGTTTCAGCACTTGTCTCAATTCGTGAATGTGCAACACACTCCGAGCCTAGACAACCTTAATGATGAGTCTGTCAAGATGCTTGAAGCGTTTGACGTAGTGGTGTTCAATAGGAATATCTCAAATCTACATCAGCCTGACCAAGTGTTCCATATGCTCAAGAAAGCGGGAATCAAGATTGTAATGGACATAGATGACTATTGGCTATTGCCGAAGCACCATGTCGCTTACGAGACGTATCAGAAGACAAACCTCACCAATTCGATGTTGGGGCAACTTCGTCACGCAGATGTTATTTGGGTTACGCACGAGAGACTAGGTAGGGCTGTAAACGAATATAACCCTAATTGGGTGATTGTGCCTAACGCGATAGACCCGGCAATGTTCCCTAGTGAGCGAAACTACTACACAGATAAAGCGTTTTATCAAGGCTCTGTAACACATAGGAGAGATTTACAGTTGATTAAGGATTTGCCTATTACTATTTGCGGGAACGTGGATGCTGACCCCGAGTGGAAGAAGATACGCAAGATGATGCCTAATGCGGAGTGGGAGGATGCTAGAGATGCTAGTAGCTACCACGAACTATATTGGGATAAGGGTATTTGTGTGATTCCGCTACTCAAGAACAAGTTTAACGTAATGAAGTCGAACTTGAAGATGATTGAGGCAGGATGGTATAAGAAACCCGTTATCGTTGCCGCGATACACCCGTATACTCCATTCGCCAAGCATAAGCACAACGCCTTACTTGTCAGAAAGGGAGACTACGCACGTAAACTCAAGACCCTACAAGAGAGTAAGCAGTTCCAAGACGATCTGCGCTTTCAGTTACACGAAGACATCCTCGCTCATCACATGATGGACGATGTAAATAAAATCAGACTACAATCATTAGAATCATTATGTCAGTAAGAAAGATCCTACACAATCGTAGAAAGAGACACGACCCGAACTATGTTCCGGTTAAACTAGAAACACGTAAACGAGTACGACTATTCGTGGAAGAGGGTGCAGGGTGGCAAGGAACAGACGAAGAGGTGCAAACGCTCCGTAAGTTCTATCAAATAACCTTTAGGGATAATCCACCTGACTTCACAAATTGTGGTAAGTGTTTTTTGCGCTGCTGCAAGAGAATGCTTGAGTATTGGAAAGAGGAAAACAGGAAGAAATGGGAGGACTAATGAGAGTCTTGGAATATGTTGAACAACACCCCGACTTTGCTCTAGGCAACTTTATACACCTCACCCCAACTCTGCGGTATCTGTCTGAGAAGAGGGGAATGAAGATTCCTGTCTTGTTTCGGACAGACTACGTTAAAGAGGCATTTCTTGATTGCCCGTTCATAGAGCATATTTACCGTCCGGGTAAAACCAGGATGTTTGGTAGTAACATAACCAATCAAGCGAACGACAGACCTGACTATGAATACATATTTCAGACCCTCACAGGTCGGATATGGAACAAATACTACCACACCTATGTAGATACCCCACCGCCCGTAGAAGAGGGCTTATATATCGTCATTGTGAATGGTGCGGGGAACACAAGTGAAAGATATGTTCAATCCAAAGACCCCGGTGCTAGTCCTTACATGATTGCTATGCAGAAATGTAGGACTATCGCTGTGGGTTCTCAAGAGGATTTTGATCGGTGTCCATACTTGTATGAGGCAGATAAGTTTGTGGTAGGAGATATGCGGTTAGCTTTATCTTACATACATGGTGCTAGAGCTGTTATTGCAAACGATACGGGGCTTTATCATGCTGCGGGTGCTATGAATGTGCCTACCCTTGCCTTGTGGAAAAATACGCTTAAAGAGCGGTGCAAGAATGCGGGAGTAAACACAGAGTATGCTTACGAGAATCACGACCTTGCTGTTGACAGATTCCTTACCAAACACTTATATATATAGAAGATGATATTAACAGGTGGATTCATTAATTTCACACGTTGGCTTAAAGATCATAGCGCACAGGTTACTGTGGAGACTAACGAACTATCTACGTCCACTAAGCGAGAGCTTGGGGAACTTGGTGGGGAGTTTGTGTATTTCGCTATCAAGAAAGAGCCTTTTACCGCTACTGAACTTGAGGACTTGGATAAGCTCAAAGCTAGAACTGCCAAGACTAAATCCCTCAAGCTACGACAAACCATATTCCGACTATGGGAGTCTAGGGGTAGTGAGGGTTCATTCGATGAGTTCTATGCCGACAGAATGGATGAGATACTACATCAAGTAAGGGAACTAATATGACCAAAAAGAACGGCAACTACGGCAAATGGAAAATGACAGGTAAGCGACTGCTTAACCATTGGGAGAAGTATGTATCTGACATGGAAACAGCTAGGGCTGAATTTCCTACTCCTAGAGGGGCTGTCGATTACAACAAGAAGCGTGTGCCTCACTTGGGCTACTTCGTAAACAAATACCTCAAGGTTGCTCGGACTACTTTTGATAGGTGGTGCAGCAAAGAATGGATAATGAAGTACGAGGACACTCCTGACAACAAATCCTACAACGCCTACGACTTCAAGAGAGCGAAGGCTTTATATGATGCTGCGACATTTGTTCGTGAGAGTTGCTTGAGTACTCTTGAGAACGGACTCGCTAACGGGGAAGGACACGCACAGGGCATTATGTTCAACATCAAGAACAACTGGGGCAAAGATCCTTCCCGTCATGTTGAGCAGAACACCGACCAAGAGGTAAAAGTAACGATTGTAGATGCAAGAAGTCGAGGTAAACAAGATATACCCGCAACTGACAAAGGCGTATCAGAGTAAGAAGCGTTTTTGTGTACAGCAGGGTGGAACTAGATCGGGAAAGTCATACAATATTCTCCTTTGGCTAATCTTTTGGTATTGCCATAAGTTCAATGGCAGACTGATAACCATAACCCGTAATACGTCTCCTACGTTACGTAACACTATTATGCGCGACTTCTTTGAAATATTGGAGAATACGGGGAAGTACCAGGAGAAGTATCACAACAAGACTAATTGGGAGTATAAGCTGTTTGGCAACACCGTTCAGTTTCTTGCCGTGGATAGTGGACAGAAGATTCGTGGAGGCAAGAGGGATGTGCTTTTTATCAATGAGGCGAACGAGATCAGCTTAGATGCGTATCGTCAGTTAGACTTCCGTACTAAGGAGTTCATCATTATGGACTACAACCCGTCCGAGGCGTATCATTGGATATATGACTTGATCATAGACGATCCCGACTGTGCCTTCCATAAGACAACATACCTTGATAACCCTTGGTTGCCGGAGGCGCAAGTAAAAGTTATTGAGAAGCTGATGGAGACTGATGAGGCGTATTGGAAGATATACGGACTCGGAGAGAGGGCAGAGGTAGGTAACCTTGTATTCCCGTCTCACAGCACTACAGACTACATTCCACCCGATGCGGACTTTGTAGGGTATGGTATGGACTTCGGTTATTCCGTTGACCCTACTGCGCTCATCAAGGTTTACAGTCGTGGTGATGACCTGTACTTCAAGGAGGTGTTTTACCGCAACAAGATGTCGGGAGACTCGATCTGTGAGATGTTAATGGAGAATGAGGTTGACAGACATCACATTATCTATGCCGACCAAGCAGACCCTAGGCTTGTGGATCACATCAAAGGCAGAGGGTTTAACATAATTGGTGTGGGTAAAGGTAGAGACTCTATCCGAGGCGGGATAGACCTACTTAAACGTAAAAAGCTGTATATTCACGAAAGCTCTTCCAACTTAGTCTCAGAGTTTAGAATGTACAAGTGGAAAGAGGACAGAAATGGCAAAGCAACTCAAGATCCTATTGACGGATGGAATCACGGGATTGATGCTATTCGTTATTGGGCATTAGGAGCATTAAAGAGGGCAAATTACGGTAGATACAAATTCGGATGATAAACATAAACCCAAAAGAATATTGGACTAAGCGTTACAACGAGGCAGGTGAGAATACTGTTTGGTTAAACAATAAGTACCAACCCGAAACGCACAAGATCCGCAAGGAGTTCTTGAAGGCAGGATTTCCTACGAATCAAATGGGAACTGTCTTGGACTTTGGCTGTGGTACAGGGGCTTACTCGGAGCTGTTTCACCCTGACCTATATATTGGGTACGACCACATGGAGAAAGCGATTGAGATAGCTAAGAGGAAGAACCCAAAGCATGATTACACCACATCTAAGACTCAGTATGGTTACTACACGCTTTTCACTAATTGTGTGTTACAGCATAACCCGCAAGATGTGGTTAAGGAGATACTGGACAGGTACGCTAAGAATAAGTGCGTGATTTTATACGAGTGTACGGATGAGAGTATTCAGAGTGGGCATTGTGAAGGTAGAAGCCCTGAGTGGTATAGTGAGGTGTTGGGCAGAGAGGTTGACAAGGTTTATTCGCACGTTATTGACGGCGCAGAACATAGTATGATGGTATGGTTGCAGCAATAATGAATACGATCAATCGGAGTAACATCACTCCGATGTGTACCGAGGAGAATATCACTCGTGCAGGGGTAGACTTTGATTTGTTTATCACAGATAACGGAAGTACTGACCCTAAGACAATAGAGTGGGGTAAGAAGATTGCCAAGAAGCACACCGCTAATGAGTACAATATGGGTAATCCCTATGCACTCAATAGGATGATTGCCGACACCCTGGATTATGAGTTTATTGTCATCTTAGGTAACGATGTCCTACTCCCTGAGAATTGGCTAGTTAATGCCTTGGATGTGTTTGGCAAGATACCGAAAGTTGGTATGCTTGGGTGGATGCTAGAAGGCAGTAAACAGAAACACCGATTCAAGAAGAATGAAGTGGAGTTAGAAGTGGATGATACCAATGTTGTTATTGGCGCGACCATTCAACGGAGCGATGTGTTCAAGAAGATCGGATACCTAAACGAGTTCTCTAACTACGGGCATTGGGATGCGACATTCTGCCGTAGAGTGCAAGTTTGGTATGATTGTTTCTATATGCCAAGGAAGAGGGCGCACCACTTAGGCAACTTCCATGCAGAGGGGGACTTCGGTTATGCAGAAATGAAACAACAAGAGGCTGCGAAGGCTTGGGTTGAGGCAAAAGAGTGGCACGAGAAATATCACAAGAAGAAAGTATATCTAACACTAGATCAGAAAGTAATATGAAAACTTGGAACGACATAACGATTGAGAAAGCAGAGGCTATCTTCTCTGCTGCTGAGAAACACGAACATCCAATAGCTAAACGTGCAGCTATTTACGCTGCTGCTATGGGTGAGGACTTTGACAAGCTATACAATATGGGGTTGTCCGACTTTGAGTCTTACACGAAGGAATGGCGATTCCTAGACACCTCTCCGAGTAAGAAAGTGCCGAAAGAGTGGGATGGTTATGAGTTGACAGGTGATATTAAGGATCTGTCTGCTGGGCAACTTGTCGATATAGAGACTACCACTAAAGACGGTAAGAACACCCTGCATAGGGTTATGGCTCTCTTGTGGAAGAAAGATATGCCGCTTGACGAGAAGGAGAAGTATGTCAGGGAGAATATGCCTTACCCGATTGCTCGTGGAGTGCATGATTTTTTTTTGCGACGTTCGCTTCGTCTGCAAAGTCGTTTAGTAAGATATTTGGCTCTAAGGATGCGGACTCAACTGATGAAGCTCCGCCTTCAAATAGCTTTGGACAAGTTTTTCGGTGGTTTTCGTGGTTCAAGAAAATCGCGCAAACGTACAACTGCCGAATAGATGAGGTGTATGAGATGAAGGCACTAGAGTTTTTAAATTGGATCAACTACGAAATACACTTAGCGGAGGAAGAAGAAAGACGTGCCAAACAATCTCGATAATCTACACAAGTATCTCTCAGAGGCTATTGACGATGCCTTAGAGCGTGTTTCTCATAATCTAGCCACAATGAAGGATAGCCGGGGTAATTCCCGTAGGGCTAGTGGTCGAACTGCCGAGAAGGTAATCTCCTACAATAATCGTGCGGTCAAGAGAAAGAAAGCGCAAATTAACGTAGATGTCACGATGCCTTCTCACTTGAAGTTCATCGACGAAGGTATTAAGGGTAGAGATTCTGTCAAGCCACACACAGGTTCTAGCCCGTTCCGTCAGAGGCGTATGCCGAACATTAATGCTATTTCCCGTTGGATCAGAGACGCGGGTTTATCTACCCCTGCCAAGTTTAAGAATCGTAGACGTTTTGCCGGGGCTATTGCTGCGGGAATATTGAAACAAGGTATTGAGGCTGTGCCTGTTTACTCAAGCGTGTTCAACATGACGTTCTACGAGCAACTAGAAGAAGATCTTGCTAATATTGCTGCCCGTGATTGGGAAGGAGATATAGATGAAATGATCGAGAAAATGGTGGTGAATCTACAAGCCACCGGAATTGATGTGAGGTACAAACTTTAATCCCTCACCGTGCGAATTGTCTTGATGTTCGTGACTTCCCATTTGTCGAGTTGACCTTTCTTGCCTGACTTAGCGAATGCGTATTCAAGCACCTTATCCTTATTGGCGAGTACTTCCTTCTCGTCTTTGGATGTTACTAGGGTGACGAGCAATGATGTTTTACCCGTACCTTTCTTCACCTTCTTGTGAAACCTTATTTCGTATTCGTAGAGCATATTATTCAAATACTATGTCATAAGACGCAATCATTTTATCTAAATCGACACGCCTAAAATTAATAATAAATCCCATATCTGCTAGTGTAATGAAATCCCCCTCATTAAACACAAATTCCAAATCTTTCTCTATGACAAGCAAGTCATTAAATATCCCACCAACCTCAAACCCATTCGCATAAAGCTGCTGCAAATCCTCATCATTTACCTGTTTGTCATCCAACACATCGCTAAAAGGTATTACAAATCTTGATTTCATAATGTTGTTTTTTATTGGGTTCAAAGTAAGTGGCTAAACAACACTATTGTATCATAGAAGTGTCATAAAACAACACTATTGTGTCATAGAATTGTCATAAACTCTTCAAGTGTGTGTATTACTGCGTATTGCCCTTTCCACTTGTCCTGGAACTCAATCTCGTCAGTTGTGAGTTTGCGTTGACTAGGTGGCTTATCGGGATCTTTAATCTCAAGAAGGTAGTTGACCCCACGATACCCTACGACAATATCCGGGAATCCACTACCTAACTGAGACGTTATTGCGACACTACAGCCTATGCTGCGTAATTCTTTGACAAGCTGACGTTGGTTGCTATCAACCCTTCCTCGCTTTCTCACTTGACAAATATACAACAAAACACTTATATAAGTACAGATTATTTAGAAATTAGTGTATATTTGCATAAATAGGCTCGTAGTCGTTCCATCCGAAGCGACAATAAAAAATCGGAATACAAGAAACACGAGATAGGTAGAAGCATCTACTCAGGGTGAGGGCGAGGAGCAATGCTACGGCAGCAACTCCAAGGTCATCTAAGTAAGTCTAAGCCCACAGAGTAACGTCAAAGAGAGAGGGGAGAGGTAAGCCCCGATCCACCTAGAAGGTATGACCTACGAATTGTTGCTTTTGCTCGACACCTGTAACGGGTGTACAGGCTCTCGGTAGAGATGACCTATAAGCCGAGCTGCACAAATTTCCGTCTTAACACTTATATATATGTATGGCACTCACAGTTCAGACAGATGTAAGTGGGAACGTAATTTACCCTTCCTACAACCCGATAAGGTTCGGGGTCGAATCCTCAAGCACTTCCGAGGACAACTACAAGACAATCGTTTATATTCATCGCGATCCGTCAGGAGATGACGAGAAGGTAGCGGAATTGCGGTATGACATAAGACCTAGCACGAATGCGGTTCTAGTGGACGTAAGTAAGATCACACAAAGTTTCGTAAGCACAGACATTGCTAATGTAGTGGCTGAGACTGTAGGCGGGGCAACAGAGTCTAGTGACTACGAGGAATGGAAGGTAGCGTTCCAAGAGTACTTTGGGGCTATCCCGGCAGCAACAGGTAGCGTGGTGAGTGGCACTACTTTCTACACTTGCAACGGGGCATTCAGATTTGAAGAGTGGAAAGACTACAACTACTACGCATCTGAGGGTAATTGGGTAGTGTTAGCAGATGACACGGCAGCAAGTATTGTGAGCAGCAATATATGGATGCACGATTGGGGTAACGTACACACTACCTCAACAGGCGCTACAGGGTTAGAGGCTAGTTCTCTCACCCGAGACCTAAATTGGCTACCTATCCAAGCGGGGCAATACCTCCCTATACGATGGAGGAAGTCGGACTACACCGAGGGTGGTATATACATAAACCTGTATGACGAGAACTTTAGCCTAAACCACCAAGACGGAGTAGATTGGATAAATGCTCCGAGCGAGTACTGTGTGCGCTCTATGAATGTCGGTACGGACGAATTGAACGCTACAGCGGGTATAACGTTCACGGTAAACACAGATGATAAGTACATGGCTGTTTGTTGGTATGATCCTGACGATTCCGGTGGTGGCGCAGCAATAAGACGAGGAAGCAATTTCTTGTTGTATGAGATTGACCACACACCTTGCGACACGTACACGAATTACGAGATCCTGTGGCTAAACCGATTGGGTGGCATTGATTCCTATGTGTTCACAGGAAGACCATATAAGAACTATGAGTGGGAGAATAGTCGGTATATGAGGAATACAGTATCAATCAACACAGATGGTTCTACTATTACTGATAATCTACACGCTAGGAAGATGGGTACAGACTCTACCCGAACGAAGAGAAAGTACAAAGTGAATAGCCGAATAATCCCTGCATGGATGGCAGAGGGGTTCGCTGACCTATTCTCTAGCCCTATGGTTTGGTGGAGGCGCACAACCGAAACGAGCAACCAGCTTATTCAGATTGTGCCGCAAGGAAGTATGTACGAAGTGAAGAACTCGGTAGGAGACAAAGCATTCAACATTGAACTCGATTTTGTAATAGATAGCAAAGACGTAAGACAGAGAGGATGATCGTAATTGGAGGGCAGATAATCAATGCGGAAGTAGACGAACCCGTAGTAATCACAAAAGAGATTGCGCCACTAGAGGACATAAGCTCTAGGACTGGGTTCTACTCTAAGACATTTAGCATAGTAGGTGATACTGAGGCGAATAAAGTCTTTAACCACCTATTCGACACGAACATTATCGTTCAGAATACGTCAACAGAGAACTTCACACCGGACTTTAACCCGAACCTAAAGGCTAGTTTTCAGCATTGGGTAGATGATTTGGTCACGTTCCAAGGGTTCTGTAAGCTAGATAACATAACTATTGAGGACGAGAAGGTGGTGTATCACTTGACTGCGTTCGGTGGTGCGGGTGAGTTCTTTGAAGAGGTGGGCGAGAAGAGATTGGGGGACTTAGACATTTCAGCGTACAACCACTCTTTCACGAGGGCAAATGTGGTGGCATCCTGGTCAAACGACTATACAGACGGATACGTGTACCCGATGATTGATTACGGGCATAAGTATCAGCGTAATTGGTGGAGTTGGACAGAGTTCAGACCCGCAGTATTTGTTAAAGCGGTTTGGGATCAGATATTTACAGAGGCGGGGTGGAGTTACGAATCCACATTCCTATCTACGGATAACTTCGAGAAGTTAATAATACCTAGTCCTAGTGCATCCGTAAAGCTAACCAATAGCGAGATAAATGACCTCACATTTACGGTAGCTAATGACGCTCCTTTCAGTATCCCGAACAGTAGGGATCTCAGTCTAGCAACCCCGTTCGAATTCCCGCTAGATACGGGGTCTTTACTTGCGAACGTCTTACAGAACACATCGGGAACAGAGTGGGATACCTCTAGTTACGATTACACAGCGGCAGGGGATGTGACTTGTGCGTTTAGAATAAAATTCATTGCAGACGTGGAGTACGTTGGGGCTAGTCCAATATCTTCCGTAGGGGCGGTTAGGGCTAAGTTCTCTATAATAAGGAATAGAGGGGGTGTATATAGAAGACTTGAGACATTTGAGATAGGCAACTACTTCACATTTACATTCTTTTCAACCACACTATCAGCGGGTAGCACTTCAACAAATACCGAGGACATAAACTTAACAACCTCAGAGCATGACATAGAGGATGGTGACATTATTTTTGTATCGCTGACAGATATAGAAATTCAAACAGTTGGGGGTGCGGGTATGGCTATATCTGGCATAGACGGTGATTGGAATATAAATGTACAAGCTGGGTCGCTTTTTGGGAACGTGGTAAATCCCACCATGAAGAATGGGCAGACGGTGACATTGGCGAGAGCTATACCGGATTGGACTCAGCGTGAGTTTATGCGAAACATCTCTAAGATGTTCAACCTATACATTGAGCAAACAGGGGATAGAACCTTACTTATAGAGCCTAGAGATGAGGGTTACTTGCAGTCAACTAAGGAGGATTGGACAGATATACTCGCATACGACAAGGAGCGCAAAATCACTCCAATGGGAGAGTTGAACAAGAAGGAGTATTACTTCACATGGAATGAGGATGATGATATATGGAACACCATATATACGGATTCATGGGATGGCGATATATACGGAGACAAGCGCGTGTATGTCAACAACGACTTTCAGACGGATGTAGAAGAGATTAAGCTAGATTTTGCCCCTACGGTTTTGTCAAACTCGAAGGCGGGTAATATACCAAACAACAGGGTGATCTCAGATATGTCCTTCTATAAGGATGATGGTCTACCCGAAATTCAAGAGGCGAAGCCGAGAATCATTTACTATGGCGGTTTGATAAGTGGAGATCCTTGGACGTTAGTGAATGGAAACCAAGTGGGAGCAGCTACGGATGTAATATACACCACATACCCGTATGCGGGGCATTTAGACAACCCGATCACACCAACGTATGACTTCCTGTGGTTCTTCCCGAAGAACATATTTTACAACAGAGCTTATGGGTCTTCGGATTACCCACAATACCCAAACAGGAATCTATATACCCTGTATTGGTATCGGTTCATCCAGGAAATAACTGACAAAGACTCAAAGATATTTGAGGGGTGGTTCGACTTGAGCTATTACGATTGGGTAAACCTGTCATTCAGAAAGCTATACCATTTCCTTGATGCAGATTGGAGGCTTGTAAGTGTGAGTGACTATGATCTCGAAAAAGGAGGGCTAACATACTGCAAGTTCCTCAAAGCAGGGGCGTGGGTGAATCCAACCTATGACCGATACAAACTCAATACGGGTTACGGAGAGACGGATGATAACGGAGACACTTTGCCATTCATATATAGGGGTGAGGGGAGTGGTGGCAACAAATTCCCACAAGAGAAAGATTGGGGTGACGGGAATACTATAGGTGGTCGGGTCGGTTTTGTGTATGGCGATGCTAACTTAATAGGCACAGGGACTGCTGGTTTTGCATTAATGAACGCATCTGGGAACAATGTCCAGGCTAGTGGTGCTGTGCTGATAAACACCGATGGCAGAGATGTTTTTAGAGATAATGAAGTTTGGATCAACGACATAAACTACGAGAGGTATCAAGAGTTCACTTTCGATAATAGCGTATTCAATACGTTGGCGGCAACGCCTATACAGTTCTTACCCGACTTAGAGGACAACCAATTCTACGACATAACTAGAATCACAGAGAAGCTGGACTATGACGGAACTGCCTATGCGGACGGGGGTGTGCGAATAATTAAGACGGTTACATCGGGAACTACGCTTGGAACACTTGTGGGGTCTATGACGGGAACGGCAGATGCGGTTTATTACTCTTCACTAACGCCTCCACTATCACCCGACTTAGGTGAGGGCGTAGAGATTATGGTTGATTCAACAGAGTTTACGGGTAGTGGGGGTGATGTGACTTACAGAGTTTATTACAGAATAATCGAGACATAATGGCGAAACTGAAAGAGATAACGCTAAAAATGGTCGTTGACAATGAGGGCAACGTCCAAAGCCTTGATGCCACAACTCGAGCGATGAAACGTGCCGAGAAACAAGTCAAGAAACTTAATAAGGAAACAGAAGAAAGTACATCTAATCTCGGCAAACAAAGCAAGGCTACAAATCTAGCAGGGCAGTCGGCTTTAGAGATGTCTCGTATCGCTTCGGACGCGGCTTACGGCATGAGGGGGATGGCAAACAACATTGGTCAGGTTGCTACGATGATGGGAGAGCTTTCAAAACAGGCACCAAAAGGAATAAACGCTATGGGCAGATTGCAGTTTATGGGGAGGGAGCTTGGTGCGGCACTAATGGGACCGATGGGGGTTATAGTCGCAATACAGGGGCTATTGTCGCTATTGACAATATGGGAGTCTCGAACAAATAAGCAGGCTGAAGCTCAGAAGTCTTTAAATGAGGCGTTGCAGGAAAGCATAGTGTCGATTGATGAAAGGCGAGCCAAGATAGAGGCATTGATAAGTCAGATGGACGATAGTGACCCTCTCGAAATATTTGACCCAGAAGTAGCTAGACAAGCAATGAAAGAGCTAGAGAAGGAGATTCCTAACTTTAAAAAGCTGCAAGAAAGGTTCACCGATGACGAAATAGCCAAGAAGTATACGGAATACTTAGAGAACATGAAGCGAGAGGGTATTGAGGCTAAGAGGGTGGCAAAATATAGAGAAGAATTAAATAAGATTAAGGCTAAGGGTGAAGATATGTCTTTGGTCGAAGCCGAAAGGTGGAAAGAATTAAAGAATGAGTTAATTCCAGAAGCGCAGAGAGCGTTGGAGACTTACCAATTCCTCAGATTGAAGGGGGAGCAGCTTTTCGGAAAACAGAATGGTGGTAAAGCTAAAAAACGCGGGTATGTGGTGGAATTTTACGGAAAGCCTGCGGGTGAAATATTGCTAGAGGCAAAGCAATTTAATGATGCCTTAATAGCACTACAAACCGATGCTGTAACTGAGTGGGAGGAGAAAGAGAAGGCAAGAATCAAGGAATTCTACTCAGGACTTATGGCTGAGTCAATGGAAGGCACTACTATATCAGAGGAGCAAATAGCCCAACTACAAGCTGATGAATTAGCTGCCCTAGATATTGTGGAGCAACAGGCTATTGATAAAAGGGAAATGCTATGGCAGGATCACCTAGACTGGATGGCTGAAAAGGATGCGGAGTTTGTCAAACGACAAAGGGAAACAGATGAAAAAGCCTTAAAATTGATGATGGAGGATTTTAACAATCGCATAGAAAAGCAACAATTCTTCACATCAGCTATTGGAGCTATAATGGCAAATAGTATAGAGTTTATAGGCGGGTTAGCTGAAAAGAACACTAAGAACGAGGAAAGGCTATTCAAGATACAGAAGCAAGTAGCGATAGCCACCACTATCATAGACACAATAGTTGCAGCACAGAGGGCATACACAAGCCAACTAAATCCTCTTGATCCAACATCAATAGTAAAAGCTAAGATAGCTGCTGCTGTTGCTATAACGGCAGGTATGGCTAGAGTCGCTGCAATAAGAGCTCAGAAGCTACCATCAAAAACAACTGACTCTGTTTCTGCCGAAGGTACAATGCCTGTAACAACAACAGGGTTCTCAAACCTAAGTGGCGGGGAAACACCAGGTTCAGCAGTCAGAGTATATGTTTTAGAGCATGACATCCGAACAACCACAGACAAGGTGAGCAAGACTAAGGTTCGCTCCCGACTCTAATTAGACAGATAGCCGTACATAGCACTTATAGTTATGTATGGACAATATACCAATTTTCGACATTGTATTTGATGAGGTGAATGGTGGAGTAAATACTGTGAGTCTCGTTTCTAGCCCTGCTATGGAGAGCGCATGGTTGGCATTTAATCACAGCACAGCTCAATACAAACTGCAATCAGAGGAGAAACGCTTAATCTTAGGAGCGTTACTGATTCCCGACAAGCTGGTTCTTAGACGAGACGATTCGGGCAACCCGTTCTTCATACGCTTTAGTAAGGATGTAATCGAGAAGACTGTCTACAAGTACTTCAAGACATCTAAGACAAACAACACGAATGCGGAGCATGACCAGGAGTGGACACTTGACGGTGTTTATATGGTAAGCTCTTTCATTAAGGATAGCTCTATGGGTATCAATCCTCCTGTGGAACTTCAAGATCACCCGGACGGGACTTGGTTCGGAATGTTCAGAGTAGAGGATGATGAGGTTTGGGAAAGATACATCAAGGAAGGCGTATTCACAGGGTTCAGCATTGAGGGCATCTACTCTCTAGCAGACACGGGCGAGTCCGCATCGTTGGCAATGAGCAAGGAGGATAAGGAGCTAGAAGAACTAGCTGATATGATCTTGAGCAAATTAGACACTTTAGTAGACTAATCACTTATATAGATAGAATGGAAGAAAAAAAGAACAAGCTACTCGCCTTCTTGAAGTCACTCGTTTCTGAGGAGACTGTAGAGGAAGTCGAGGTGGAGGCTTCCACAGAGGAAACTCCCGAAGCTGAAACAGACGAAACTCCAAGCGCGGAAGCAGATGCTCTCAATAAGCTCTCTGAGACAGTTGCTGCACTCGCTGAGAAGGTAGAAGGGTTTGAAGCAAGACTTTCTGAGGTTTCTAAGGAGCGTGACGAAGCGAAAGCTGAGAACGCAGAAATCAAAGAACAAGCTGCTGAACTACTTGCAGAAATGAGCAAAGTTCCTGCGGTAGAAACTCCTGCAAAGACACCTTCGACTAAGGAGATGACACGAGCAGAGAGAGCAATCGCAATGGGTAACGTACTACTTAAAAAGAAATAACAATGTCATTTGACGTATCATCATTAACGAATTATGTGGATCAGTCCTCAACGGAATTGCTCCACCGCCTATATTTCGAGGGGACTACACAAGAGTATGTGAGTTTCCAAACGGGCGTAAAACACAAAGATGCTTTGCAGCTCTTCGATCTTACTGCATATCCGCAGGACGATAGTTGCTCAAACACAGCATCAGGATCAACCACTTTCACACAGGCAGAAATCACAGTTGTAGGTATCAAGTACTTCGACTCTCTTTGCCCTATCGACTTGGAAGCTAAATGGACTCAGAACTTGCTCCGTCAAGGTGCTAACGCACAGCAAGAGTCTTTGACTTTCGAGGAAGATGTAGCGATGGGAATCTTGTCTTTGGTACAAGAGAACAACGAGACTGTAATTTGGCAAGGTAACGATGCGGGTTCTAACACAGACCCTATCACCAACAAATTCGATGGCTTTATGCAGCTTATCGACGATGCGGGTACAGCAACAGCCGGTAACACCAACTCAGTATCAGCTATTTCTGCTACTGCTTCGGATAACACCAACGCTGTAACAATCGTAAACGCAATGATTGATGCTCGTCCGGCTCGACTGAGACGTAAGCAAAATCAAGTATTGTTCTGTGGAACTGACACGTTTGACAAGTGGGTAACTGCACAGATCGCCCAAAACAACTTCCACATTGACCAAACTCAATGGGTGAACTACTCGGTTCAAATCCCTGGCAAGAATGTCACTTTGGTGGGTGTTCACGGTCTTGACGGAACGAACCGAATGGTTCTTGGGCAGACAAGCAACTTCTACATTGGAGTTGACGGAATGAATGACCATGAGGTATTCGACATTTGGTACTCCAAAGACGATGACGTAATCTACTACAAGGTTCGTTTCAAACTTGGTGTTCAAATCGCTCGTATTGCTGACTTGGTTGAGTTTACATTATCTTAATAGAATCTGAATTATGGCTTGTGAATTAACAACCGGTGTAAGCGTTGGGTGTAAGGACTCAGCGGGTGGAATCAAGGAGGTGTACTTTGCTAATAAAAGTAACGTCTCAGGAATCTCTGTGACTGCCGATGGAACTGTGTCGGGGATCACTAACAGCGGTAGTTGGTACAAATACGAGCCTCGCAATGCTACTTCGGCAATGATGGATAACCCACAGGTTAATCGTCAGAACGGAACGGCATTCTATCAACAAGGTGTAAACTTAGTTCTCACCAAGATGGAACAAGCTAAACGCAACGAGATCATCCTCCTTGCTAAAGCGAATATGCATATCATTGTGAAGGATCAGAACGATAAGTACTGGCTACTTGGGCAAGATAATGGAATGGAGATGGAGAACTCTGAGGTAGGAACGGGTACAGAATTAGGGGACAGAAACGGGTACACCCTCAACTTCGAGGGGAAAGAGCCTGAACCTGCTCCTGAGATTCAGTATGCTGCTTTCAGCGCAGATGTCTCAGTCACACAAATCTAGTCATCACTCTCATATATCGGTAGAAGCCCCTCTTTGGGGCTTTTACTTTTTTATGACACTTCGTATTGTTTTTTGTTCGTATATTTGCGATATAAAGTTATTTAAATCTAAGTTTTTAGGCGGGTATTAACGAATAACAAACTTGGGGAAGCGACTTATTTTTCACCACCCGCCAAAATATTGTTTCATGTTGTGTTTTGAGCCTCGGCAGAAATGTCGGGGCTTTTTTGTGACACTTTTGCCACTTAACACTTATATATATGTATGGTGGTTATAACAAGAGCGGCATCAAACACATTTGTAATGACATTAGGGGAGAAGGCTACCTATGCCTCACCCGAATACTTGCTTGTCCTCTACGACAAGCACGACAGAGCTTTGATTAAGTTCTTCTTGACCAACACATCATCGGATACGAGTTACGAGAAGTTCACTCTGACAGAGGGAACAGACGAAACGATCCCGGAAGGGGATTACACCTACAAGGTTTACGAGAAGGCGAATCAGGACGATGAAGATATACCTGCTGACACATTTATTGTTGAGACGGGAATACTCAGGTCTTTGGGTGCTGACATAACTGAGGTGGAGTACTCGATCTCAAATACGAACGTGGTTTATGACACAGAATAAGAAGAAGCCTCAAATGAGTGCCAAGAACAGAACCTTCTCGATTGAGTTGGCGAGTTACGAGTTGCCGTTATTCAAGGAGAAACCTAACAGCAGAACTGATTGGGTGGAGTTCGGGGAAAGAAACTTATTCCCTCTGTACTTGGTAGACTTGTTTAACCAGTCTGCGGTACACAACGCAATCATCACGGGTAAGGTAAACTACATTGTAGGTAGAGGGCTTACGACAGAAACGGGTAGAAGTGGGGTGTCAGGACTCAGAGACTTCGTGATGTTTCCTAATGGCTATGAAACCCTGCAAGAGACCTATAAGAAGTTAGTAATTGACAACGAGGTATTCAACGGGTATGCCATTAAGGTTGTCAGAGCGAAGGCGGGGAATAAGATTGTTGAGATCCACCACGAGGACTTCACGAATGTCCGCATGGATAAGAGCAACAAAGGGGTGTGGATCTCTGATGAATGGGAGAGTCCGAGAAGTAAGCCATCCTACAGGATGCAGAACAGAAACCCGGAGGTAAAGTACTACCCACTATTCGACCCTAAAGGCACAGCAAAAGTGTCTTACATATATCACAGAGAGTATAGACCTGACATCAACTACTACCCATATCCTGAGTATGTAGGTGCGATTCCTCAGATTGAAACGTCTGTAGAGATCGGCAAGTTCGACCTAAACTCTATCAAGAACGGGTTTAGTGGCGGTACAATTATCAACCTACTGAACGGTATCCCTCCAACAGACGAGGAAGCTAAAGCGATTGAGAGAGACTTGACCGAGAAGTTCACGGGGTCAGAGAATGGGAATAGGGTTGTAATCAACTTTGCAGAAGATAAAGACCACGCCACCACAGTTGAGCAAATAAACTCAAATGATTTAGCGGAGAGATTCAGCAACCTAGAGGAGCGCACAAAGGAGTCTATATTCATTGGTCACAAGATCACAAGTCCGATGCTGTTCGGAGTTCGCTCTGAGGGGCAGCTAGGTGGACGAAGAGAGATACTAGAAGCCTACAAACTGTTCAAAGAGACTTACGTTGTCAGAAGACAGGCTAAAGTGGTAGGAACGCTCAACTATCTACTCGATATTATGGGGCTACCAAAAGCCTTGAAGGTAGAAGAACTGAAGCCAATGAACCCAAGGCTTCCTATATCTGACGAAGAGGTATCAGCATTGATTCCTGACGAGGAGAAAGCAGAGTTCTTGCGAAGAGAGTTCGGAGTAAAGAATGTGAAGGCAGCTCCCGTTGAAGAGAATGTCGATATGAGCGCAACAGAGGACGGATATGGCGATGTTTTGATGTACTTGGGGTCTTGTGGGGAAGATGCAGAGAACTTTGAAATATTGGACGAATTTGATATTGAGTTCGAGGACGAGCAGCCGAAGTTCGCATTAAAGGATGTGGGTGATTATATCGCCTTAAAAAAAATAGACTTAGCCACGATTGAACTCAGGTACAGATATGCGTTAGCGGACGATGCTTTGCCACTCAAGACGAAGAGTAGGGGATTTTGCAGCACGTTGATGGGGCGCAACGCTCTGTATACCCGGCAAGAGATTGAAGGTATGGAGAATCACATGACAGACTTTAATCAGAGTGTGTGGCTATACAGAGGTGGATGGTACAATAGGGCGGGTGAGCGTAGACCTCAATGCCGTCACGTATGGAAACAAGTAGTAGTAAGACGAAATGGCAACTAGGAAATATTTACTAAGCGCAACAGACTTCAAGAAGTTGACTCCGGTTCACAGAAACGTGGACGATGAGCTTATCAAGCAGAGTATTATATCCTGCCAAGATATGTTCATTCAGCCTCTTATCGGAACGGGTATATACAACGACATCAAGGGTGAGTTACCGAGTTCGCTTACGAGTGCGAATCAGACGTTACTAGAGGATTACATTCATAACGCTATGCTGTATTGGATCATGTGCGACATTGTGCGCCCTACGACCTATCAGATGAGCAATATGGGTGTGCAGACTCGTGATGGTGACAATATGCAACCAGCCGACCAAGAGGAAATCCGCAGGTTAGAGAACAACTACTTTAACAAGGCTAAGTTCTATGCGAACAGATTGGTCAAGTACTTGAAGGAGAACAAGAGTACTTTCCCTCTGTATGATAATCCAGGAACGGGGTATGACATCATACATCCAACAGGAAGACCATACCGAACAAGCATTTACTTGGGTGGCAATAAAGGGAAGAAGCACTTAGGACTAGATATATATATGGGTGATGAGTGGTGTGAATAGGGGTAGAGACAAGAAGAACCTCAAGACTTTGAGGTTGTACGAGAAGAAGAAGAATGACCTTAAACGAGGCAATAGCGATAATAGAGGACTTCGGAAGCAGTCATCTGATGGTGAATGACACCATTTTTGGTGCAGCCCCGGAGATTGATACTGATGACTTGAATGGATTTGTTCTGTGGTTCTACTTGAATGGTAGTGAAGTCGAGGAAACTCGTAAGTCCTTCACGTTCGATGTTCGGATCATGGATGTGTTGCAGAAGGATATGAGCAATGAGATTGAGGGGATAAGTGACACAGATAAGATAGCGCAAGACTTACTAGCTTGGCTAGACACTAAGCAGTACGATGAGGGCTATCAGTTTGACAGGTCGGCAACGAAGGTGAATTTCGTACACTACGACAGAAGTGATTATGTAGGACACCAACTATTTGTCACCTTGCACCAAAAGGCAGAGTTTGATGTGTGTGAGGCGGCTATGTACGTACACTTAGTTGACGAGAACGGAACATACATATCGGATGAAGATAACGACAGAATATTAGTAGAATGACAAGGCGTAAAAATCCAAGCGAGTTCGATGCGATATTAGCGGCAGCAACCGCCAATGATGATCTTATTATATGGTGGGATACCTCTGCGGGTAAGATGTACTCTATCACCAAGAGTGAGTTCTTGACTATGGTAACTGCCGGTAGTGGGGATATGTCTACGTCCACCTATGACCCCGCATCTATCGCAGAGCAGTTGGTGGGATTGACCGCTGCTCAGACTATCACCAATAAAACCATTGATGCGGATAACAACACCGTATCAAACATAGGTGACGAAGAACTGAAAGCGGGTATAGATGCTGCGAAGATCGCGGACGCATCTGTGTCAAATACCGAATTTCAATATCTCAACGGGGTAACATCTGCAATTCAAACGCAGATTGACGGCAAGGCTGATTCAAGCCACACGCACACACTAACAGACATAACAGACTCAGGGGCTTTGGCAGCACTTGATACGGTTGGAACTGCTGAGATAGATAATGATGCTGTAACATTTGACAAGATATCGAACATTGCTACTAACAGGGTTTTGGCTCGTAGTTCTGCGGGTAGCGGGAGTGTGGAGGCTTTGACTTTGCCGAACTTCCGAACTCTGATAAATGTCGAGGACGGGGCAGACGTAACAGATACCACAAATGTAACGGCTGCTGGTGCTTTGATGGATTCGGAAGTCACAGACTTAGCAGGGATAAAATCACTTGACACATCAACGCTGCAAGTGAAACCAACAGAAGGGGCTTTCGTTGATGGCGATAAGACAAAACTCGATGGGATTGAAACGGGGGCAACGGCAGACCAAACGGCAGCAGAGATAAAAACAGCTTACGAGAGCAACTTAGACACCAACGTTTTCACGGATGCGGAGCAGACTAAACTTGCTGGGATTGAAACGGGGGCAGATGTTACGGACGAGACGAATGTAGTATCAGCCTTGAGCGGAGCGACTCTAACCGATGCGGGTACACCACAGGCAACCGACAAAGTGCTAGTGCAGGATTCTTCCGACTCAGACAACTTAAAGTACGTTGATTTCAGCGACTTTAGTTCAGGCACTACGGTAGATGTGGTTTCAAATGTAGCACAAGATAGAATATTAGGTCGAGTTACTGCGGGGTCGGGCGATAGCGAAGAATTGACAGCGACTCAAGTTCGGACGTTGATAAATGTCGAAGATGGCGCAACGGCAGATCAGACGGGAGCGGAAATAAAGGCAGCCTACGAAGGCGAAGCAGATACTAACGCTTTCACCGATGCAGAGCAGAGCAAGTTGTCAGGTATTGAAGCAAGTGCGGATGTTACAGATACAGCCAATGTAACGGCAGCGGGGGCTTTGATGGATTCGGAGCTTACAGACCTTGCGGGGATAAAATCACTTGATACCTCAACTCTACAAGTCAAGCCGAGTGAAGGTGCATTTGTCGATGGTGATAAAACCAAGTTAGACGGGATAGAAACGGGAGCAGATGTAACTGACGAAACAAACGTAGTATCTGCATTAAGCGGAGCAACACTATCGGACGCAGGAACACCACAAGCAACGGATAAAGTTCTTGTGCAAGACGCATCAGATAGCGACAATCTCAAATACGTTGATTTTAGCGACTTTTCAAGCGGAACGACAGTAGATGTTGTTTCAAATGTTGCGGCTGATCGGATACTTGGTAGGGTTACGGCAGGCAGTGGCGATAGTGAGGAACTTACAGCAGCACAGGTTCGGTCATTGATTAATGTGGAGGATGGTGCAGACGTAACGGATACCACCAACGTAACGGCTGCGGGTGCGCTCATGGATTCTGAAGTTACGGATTTGGCGGGAATTAAGGCACTTGACACGAGTACGTTGCAAGTCAAACCCGCAGAGGGTGCGTTTGTAGATGGGGATAAGACTAAACTTGATGGCATTGAAACAGGCGCAGATGTAACCGACACAGCTAATGTGACGGCTGCGGGGGCTTTAATGGATTCTGAGGTAGATGCAGACATAAAAACCCTTTCGCTTCCTGCAAATACAACTATCAGCACATTCGGGGCAAGTTTGGTAGACGATGCAGATGCGAGTGCTGCACGTACTACGCTAGGCATATCGACAGCGAGTAAGACGGCAGAGGGGCTAGTTGAATTAGCAACCACAGCCGAGATAGATACAGGCACGGACACTACACGGGCAATGCCGATAGACCAGTTTGTAGCGAGTAAGCGGAATATAGAGTGGATTGTGTTCGATTGTGTAGACCCTGACACAGACTGCGCGGTAGGCACGAACATAGCGGGGGATTTTGTTAGCCCTATTGCGGGAACGATTCTGCAAAGCGATTCTAGTCCGTTTTACTTGTATGCAACTAACTCGACAGCAGGAGCTCCAACAGGAACGATGGTAGTCGATGTGAACATTAACGGCACAACGATAATGACCACGAACAAACTCGACTTTGACGCAACAGAGAAAACAACGACCACGGCAGCAACACCTCCTGACTTGACTACAACAAGTCTAGCAGTAGGGGATATTATCACGATAGATATAGATTCAGTTCACGTAACACCCGCCAAAGGGTTAAAGGTTTACATGGGGATTAGGCAATGATATTCGTAAACAAAGCGACAGCACCTGCGGGGGCATCTAACGGGTTACTCACAGACCTTGAAAGCTATTGGAAGCTAGACGAAGCTAGTGGTACACTTGCGGATAGTCACGGGGCGCGTGACGTAACAAATAATGGAGCTACTTATGGAGCCACAGGCATTATTGATGATGCCCTAGATTTTGATGGTTCTAACGACTACGCAACAACTGGCACTTGGACTGGCTTCGCATCAGGTACAAAAACCATATCGTTTTGGTTTAAGGCGGATGTCATCCCCACTACGGTTACTCCCAAAGACCGAATTATCACCATAGAAGACAATAGCTACCAAGATAGACCCGCTTTTACAGCAGGACTATTTAGCAGTACTTTAGATGTAGGTTTTGGAGGGAATCCTTGGAATGGATATGTAAACTTAATTAGTGTATCCACAGCAACATGGTATCACATAGTCGCTACAATGAACTATTCTACTGGGGCTTTATCCGTATATGTTAATGGTTCGTTAGAGGGAACTGCTACTAATACAGGATTAGTACATTCAAATGTGATTGTTCAGTTTGGTCGCTTCAACTCTCCGTTTGGTCAATTTTTTAATGGAATACTTGACGAGGTGGGTATTTGGAGCAGAGAGTTAAGCAGCACAGACGTAACCAACCTATACAACTCAGGGAGTGGACTAGCATACGGAGATTTTACAAGTTAATATGTACGCAAGAGAAGAAAATAACAAGATAGTCAAGTACAACAAGCTGCCTAAAATATTCGATGCAGCGAAGGATGAGCATATAACCCTCACAGCAGACAACTGTGGGGCGTATGGTTTTAAGCCTTTGGTGCAGCCGACATATAACAGCAGAACGCACAAGCGGACTACGAACATTATTGCTGACGGAGCAAACTACACGTTTGAGGTGGTTAGCCTTAACAAGACCTTGGCGCAGCTAAAGAAAGAGCTACTACTTGAATTACAGGGCTACCGTAGAGCAGCCTTTGATGAGGGCAAACATCATCACGACTACTTGAAAGACACGGGGCGCAACAACGAACTGAACAGCCTCAAGACGAAGATAGGCGAGTTCTATCAGATACACGAAACAACACGTGCACAGATTGAGGCACTCACTACGATTGAGGATGCAGCAAATTACACGCTGCCAATGACAGACATTAACGCAGCACTAACCTATTTAAGAGAATTGGTGTGACCCTAAACGAATTAAAAATAGAGCTAGAAGAGTTCGGGTTCGATCACTATATGATCGGATCTGTTCTGTACACCACTCCTGAAAAGGTAGACACAACTAATACAAATGGTGTGGTGATGTGGTTCTACAATAACGGGGTGACAGTCCAAGGTACGTCCAGGGAAGTGAAGATGCAGGTTGTATTTATGGATGTTCTCAACAAGAACATGGATAACGAGAAGGATGCCTTGAGTGACTGTGATAAGATTATGGATGACTTTATTGCTGTTATGGATTACGAGCAGTACATACACGGATTCCAATTCGAGCGTTCCGCAGAGATGAGTAACTTTGTCCACGAGCATGGTAGCGACTATGTGGGTATAAGTGCAGAGTTTAGTTTTATGCTACCGGAGACATACGATTATTGCGAGATACCACAATGATAAAAAGTTTAGTACTTATGATTGCCGCAAGGCTACTGATGTTGACGTTCGGTACGTTTGCATTTATCTACGTGCATATTAAATTCTTAGCGAGAAGCATCATTAGAGGTCGGATAAGCCACTTTACGACAAAAATGGAGGCATACTACCACCAACTAGCTTTTGCGGACGATCAGAAGGGTAATGTACTTTGCAGGGATGTGTTCAACGATTGGTTCTTGAAGAACAAGTTGGGCAGGAAAGAATACGGAAGTCCCGATTTGACGGTCAGCCATGTGACGGGAGTGAATGAAGAGAGAGGGTATTTGACGGGTATGGGTAGATTACTAGCCGGGATACTTAATGCAATAGACGAGAACCACACAAAGAAAGCACGGGAAAATGAGCAGTTTAATATTTGACCTGACACAGGAGGCAGCAGAACACGCATTTAAGATTACTCCATACAATGGGGTTGCCTTTGGTGCGCTCGTATTTGTCTTGGGGTTTTTTGCATACACGTTCTACAAGGATAACAAAGAGAAGGACGAGAAGCTACACGATCTATCTGACAAGTCTTTGCGGATCATTGCGCTAGTGGAGGAGAAGTTACCTGACCCGATGGAGATGAGGCACGTGGTGGAGAAGCTAGAGGAGTTGAAGGCGTTGATTAAGGAGATACAGAAATGAAATTCAAGTTCGCGGGGAATAAAGCGGATGCCACGATAAATAAACTCGATGGCATCTTGGAGAAGTTGGGAACGAACTCAGTCAGTCGTAAGCGATATATTCGCATTGCAGATGCTCTAACGAACACGGACAAGATTGGTATTGTCAGAATGGTACGCACAGAGTTTGGTGTGCTTATTGAGAATGTAAGCGAGTCGTTCACTAATATGACAGGAGTTCCTAGAAAAGCACTAGAGGGCAAGTATCTGCATCACATAACCGGAGGCAACAGAGACAATGACTTATTATTATGTGATCAGATAGATGCCGAAGGGGCGGGGCATAAGATCCAGGAGTTTAACGGACTTATGTTAGAGGGGCTGATTCTAAAAGAGGAAGACGGAGTTTACACAGAATTGTTATATTTGAAGTAATGCAACTGACCGACAACTTCAACATACGTGAGTTTTGCTGCAACGATGGCACTCGTATTCCACAGGAGTACATTGAGAATGTAATCGAACTAGCAGAGAACTTGCAAGTACTTCGAGATTATGCCGGCGCAGCAATAAGAGTCAATTCGGGCTATCGACACAGAGACTATAATACCAGGATAGGTGGAGCAAAGAACTCACAGCACCTATACGCTTGTGCAGCAGACATTATAGTGGACGGGATGACCCCGCAAGAGGTAGCGGATTTGATTGAAGAGCTTATCTCGCAAGGCAAAATGAAGGAAGGTGGTTTAGGTCGGTACAACACATTTACTCATTATGATATTCGAGGATATAA